ATGAAAAAAGCATTGGGGAAAAAAGAGCTGCTTGGCGTTGTTCCTTTATCAATGAGTACCATTGATCGCCTCGAGCATGAGAACGACTTCCCTAAACGATTTTGGTTGACGGACAAACGATGCGCCTGGAATGCCGATGAAGTTGAAGCATGGCTGGATACTCGTCAGACCAACAGCCCAGAAGGATTCACCGGTAAAAAACCACCAGTAGAGTTACGGAAATGCCGGCGGATAAGCAAGGTATTTGGGTGACCTATACCGTTAGGGAGAAGGCGATGCCACTGCGTCATGAGTTCTAAATGGTTTGGCGACAGAACTGACCACACTTATGGCTAGGAGCAAGAGCCAGATGAAGGATATCAGTTCCCACGCGAGGTCCATCATGGCTCAGATTGCTGGACACTGACCGGACGGCGCAGGGAAGCGCCTATAAAATAATCATTGGCGGGGTGATGTAGATTCGCGTAATATTACCTTTAAGGTAAAAAGGAGGCGCTTATGAGAGAAGCATCTGTAGTAAATTTTTCTCGGCCTTTCGATGTTAATGTATGCCATGACCATGATGAAAATGTATGGGTGGCAGAGTGTGACGCACTTGGTCTGGTGACTGAGGCGGCTACATACGAAGAGTTGACTGAACGGGTATGGGAAGTGGCACCAGAGCTTTATGAGCTTAACGGTTTTGGCGGAAATCCACATCGCATCAGCCTGTCATTTAATCAGGCGCAATCCTACTCTGACAGGATCGCACTCTGATAAATGGGAACAGGACTATATCCTAAGCTGACGGAATTGCTTATCGCAGCGGGTTGTTATTTTGACCGGCAGGGGAAAGGAAGCCATGAGATATGGTTCAGCCCCATAACAAAAAAGAAGTTCAGTGTTCCGTTCACTATAGTGTCGCCACATACTGCCAACGGAATCCTTAAACAGGCTGGATTGCCAAAAAATTTCTGACTAAGCCCGCTATGCGGGCTTTTTTGTGGGTGATTTCCCAGCTTAGACAAGGTGATAAGCATAAATTGCGGCAGCAAGAAAACCGCAAAAATAGATCGCTTTTGCCACACCGCCACTGATTATTTGTCTGCGGGCCAACCAAGCAATCCCATAAACAAAAGCTGAGGCAGCGACCACTATCGCAATAAACCAGAAGGCGATAAGTCCGAGCTTAATTAAAATATCCATTATTCACCTAACGCCTTACTCAAGTCCGGTGCCCGATGAGGCACTGTATCTCCGGGCTCCCACCAGCTAGTTGTATTAAATTCCCGCAGCGCCCGATCTCTCACTCTATCGTTATATCCGGGGTTAGCCATTTCCTGGAGCTGTTGCAAGATCAGATGATTGGTTATTGCCTTAGCATACCAAAGGTTGGCAAAGGGGGTAATCATGCGTGCAGTTTTCAATGCGTCAGCACCGAATGAAGTTTCCTCACCCTGCAACGCCTTCTGCGGATTGGTAATAAGCAGTTTTGTCAGTTGCTCTACAAAGCTCAACACCGGGCCGCCGATAGTGGCCGCGATGCTCGAACCGTATTGTGTGTGATCTTGGAACAGGAAGTCCCCATAGATGCCGAAAGAGCCGCCTTTGAGTAGCGCTTGAATCCATGTTGTGGGCTTCGTCATATCCAAAGGGTCATTGCCGGTTAGCATCGAGTTCATCTGGATAGCGAACATGCCAGCCAGTGTGGTACCGCCAATATATGACGCTAAAAACTTAATGGCTGGCACGGTATCCAGATCGCTTGTGCGGTTCACTAACTGTCGGAACCCGGCAAATGGCGTCGTCTTGAACAGCATGAAGCTTTTGATGAGTTGCCCGGCGTCATCCCTTGCATAGGTATCAAGCCCAGTAGCAGTAGTGACGGCGCTGGTCATCTCACCGTGTGTAATCCCAAGGAGTTTCTGCACTGCTTCCGCGCGAGCATTACGCATCATGCGCGTGATTGTCTGTTCTGCTTCTGCGTAGAATGCCTCTTTCATTCGCTTCAAACGTTCAGGCTGGAGATCACCAAGTGCTGCCAGTGCGGCATCACTACCGGCTCTAACCTGGGCGGCACGGTCTGCCATGATGCTGGCAATCACATCATCCGGCACTGCATAAATCGCATCTGGTGTCATACCCTTGTGTCCGGCCGTAGTCATCGGCTGGAGATCAGCAGCGGCCATAATGGCCCAATCCTCATTGCTCCAACCTTTATTAGCGAGGATTGTTTTGTCGGATCCCTTCAATTCATCGAGAGTTTTAAATTTGCGAGTAAGCTCGCCGATGTTCTTGTACATGAGCAGACCGAATGAAGCTTTATTGGCACGGTCCATTGCAATCAGCCCGGACCACTTAAGCGTCTTCTCAGCGAACCATCCCGTAATACCACGAGACAGGTCAAAGCCCCCCATTTTGGAAACGACGGCCGCGTGTGAATCCACCAGCAGGCCAAGCTCTGTGTTTGCCCGCTTAGCATCACCGCTGAAAAGATTCCTGATCGTGTTGGCCGACAATCGCATGCCGTTTCGGTCAAATCCAAGCGCCTGGGCATTAGCGCGCATAATAGCCTGATCGCTGGTAGCGGTGAGCACGCTGGTACCAAGCATCGCACTGGTCATCAAATTGCGCAGACCACCAACAGCAGAAGAGAACATACTGGAGGATGAAGCACCGTTAAGCCCAGCCATTGAGTTGAACATACGTTCCACCATCTGGCGCTCGTCGTTCATCTTTCTCACCGGCTTCCCCCCCGTAACAGCACGTTGATACACACGGTCCAGCACCAAGGAGAGGTTACGGGAAGCGTCCGGCCCGAATGCCTTAACCACCCCAAGGTCACGAGAGGAAGACTGCAGGTGAGACATCATGACGCCGACCACCGGCTGCTGTGTGTAGCGTTCCATGTACGCGAAATGGGACTGCGCATCCTTGAAAGCCATCACTCTGCTTTGCGATCCACGATTCTTAATACCGCCAGTACCCATGAACGCGCCAAGATCAATTTTATTCGCCCCATCGGTGGCTTTCGTTTCGAAGATGGCTTCCAGCGCTTGACGGTACTCGATGTCATTCATCAGGCTGCCGTCCGGATTCACATAATTACTGCGTTCCTGGGTGTTATAGACATCATCGACCCATGCCTGGCGAGCGAACTCTATAGGTGGCTGCCGGCCAGACAGTCGAGCGTTAGCCTGCTCTGCTACTGGCAATGACGCAAGCCACTCATCGCGCCCTGCGTTGCGGATAAAATCAGCGTCATCGACATACGGCAGATGCCAGTCATCGCGCCGGCTGATGTCAAATCCGTTGTCGTTCATCTCCTGACGGGCCCGGCTTGTTACGTTATTCCATACCTTCGCGATTTTCTTCGCCTGCGCGTTCCCGGTATCTTCTCCATAAAGCTCTTTCAGGATCTGGAACTGAGCGGACTTCGCCACCTGCTGGTCAAAGAGAGTACGGAATCGTTGCTCTCCTAGCGCCTTGCTCTGTTCGAAGAATTTACGGACATCATCACCGGCTTTGAGCAATTCCGCGCTGAACTGGCGTGACCAGTCCTGATATGCGCCTGTTGCCAATTCTTCTGCAGAAGTCACTGCTATATCAGTGGTGTCAGTAGTCCGTCGACCAGCAAAGATAAACTGCTGTAAATTGACCGGTGTCTGCTGCTCTGGAGGGATATTAGCGTCGAGTGTATCTGTCACCTTACTGATTGCGATCGCGTTCTGTGCGACGCGCTGACGCTTCTTATAGACATCATGCACAACGCGCTGGCGTACCAGATCGGCGGCCTCCATATAGGTTTGAGCATCCGGGATACCGGACCGGCCATCCCGGGCGTTTTTCCGGTGCACATCACGGACGGCCTCTTTGATCCGGTCTTCGATATTTTTCAGCTCATCGGCTTTCGGCTGGCGCCCAAGGGTTTGAGCAATGGCTTCAACACATGCCTGTTTCATTATGGATTCCTCAGGAAGCACGCTGCGGCAACGGAATAAACTTTCGACTCGTTCTGCACGGTCTGAATCTGCTCGTCGAACTCTGCCAGAACATCGGAAAGTTTTGCCGGCAGCCCAGTGTCAGGGTGAGTGATCATCAAATCAGGGTTGTTGGTCGCCATATCGCGGGCCGCCATCAAGTCGTAACTGTTTGATGAAATAGCCTGCCCGGTATCGGGATCTATACTGACCTGCCCGCCTGTTTCTTCTACAGCCATGAATGCGCTCTCAGCACGCAGGGCCGGAGCCCCACCAGCTAGATCTGTCGGCGTTTCATACCTGATCCCATTGTCATCAAAGACCTGGCGCATTGCATTGTGCTGTTCCGCAGCAGCGTCCAGCATCCCGGGCCGCGCCGGGCCATCAAGACCGCGTGCCATCATGCTGATATTAACCGGCTGCCCATCGGACAACTGGCGGTAGGCTTCGTCCATGGCTGCCACATGGCTGTTAATACTTTCGTTGCTGGCGTGCAACACGGGCGCCGACTCGACGTCGTAATACAGGCCCTCATTCAGAGTGTGGGCCGCGTCAATGTCACTCGGCTTGATCGCCGACTCCCGAATTAGTCCACGCATGCTTTCCGGAATGATGCCCTGCTGGATACGAGTGAGATCGGCTCGAGCCTCGTAGAACTGGCCGCCGGGCATGTTCGGTGCCAGAGTTTTAGTGGCGTCCAGCAGGCGCTGTTGTACCTGATCGATCTGCTGATCAACTGCATGCAGTCGCGCCAGCTTATCCTGCCTGGCAGATGATAGTTCCTTACCGCTCCCTGACAGTTGTTCGCTGAGAATGGTGGCTCGCTGCTCGTTGAGGTTTCCCAGGATGCGCTGACTGTTCGCTACCTCTGACTGCCACACCTTGCGATCACCTCGGGAAAGCAACTTCGCGGATCTGTCTTCCAGCTCTGCCATTCGCGATTCGAAAGTGACCTGTGGCGCCGCTGGAACATCACCCAATGGCGCAGGATCAGATGATGCTTCTGTCAGTAATGTAGGTGACGCGCTATCCGGAACACTGCCAACCTCTGCCGCCGGGATCGGGGCTTCTGTTTCTGGCGCTGGAGTATCAGTACCATTGCGTGATGCAAGGTGATGCGCGCCGCCAAAGGTCGCCCCCAGTACCGCATCCACCAGCATGGCCTGCCCGTCGAATATCCGGTACTGTTTAGCCATGTCGGTATAGCCCTTTTCCTCTAATGTTTCTCCGACTGAATAACGGTTTATCCCTCCGAACGAGGTGTTAATTGCAACGCCTGACACGATACGCGCTGCCAATTTGGATCCAACAGCGGCTGGTAAGCGCATCCCAGCAGCATTGAATGTGCTTTGCTGTGCGGCAAGATTTCGAGCCGTATCCTCATCGACACCCTTACTGCGGAAATCCTGATACGACTGTTCGTAGGTAGAGCTGAAAGCTGTGGCAGCGCCGACAGTAGGCCCAGCTACGATAGTGGCACCTATCGCAGGGACGAACTGTCCCAGACTATGAAGAACCTCAGCAGCTGCGCCCTGGCTACCAGCATCAGGCTTAACGTACTCCCGAGCATCCTGTAACTGCTTACCCATCGTGTCATAAGTGCTATTCAGGATTTTGTCCGAGTCCGGGAACATGATGCGGAAAATATTCACCGTTGGCGCAATATCGGCGGTAAACACCGGGTCGCTGATCAGTCGCTTACTAAAACCAACGGCGGATTGAGCAAGACCAAGCGTACCTTCTGCCACACCGCGAGCTGGGGCCGCTATTGAGCCCTGAAATAATGTTGGCTCATAATCTTCCAGCCGTGCTGGATTATTATCTGCCCGGTCATCCGCCCACGCCTGCCCTTCTGGAGCAAGAGAAAAAACATCAGCCATTATTCAACCCTCACAACAATTTTTTGATTTGTTTTAGGGTCTGTTGCCCAGCGGCCACTTCCGTTTACCAGCCAGTACTGGTTATTCCCAATGTTCACCGGAGTAAAGTTAGAAGCGGCGTTTTCATTCAGGCCAGCGTCTTTCAGAGTCTGCTGAGCAGAAGCGGTATAGCGGTCTTTAAAGGTGGATTTATCCATGCCGAACGGCATCACGATATCACCACCGTTAAAGCCCTTATATATCCCGCCAGTGGCATATTGCGCAGCTTTCTTCACAACATCAGAATTGGCTGCGTCAGTACGAATCATTGATGCGTTGCCCGACTGGTAAGCGATGCCAGCATACGCTGCTTTAAAAAGCCCAAATGCGACTTGTCCTGCTTCCGGGTTATTCCTGAATGACTTGCCAACTTCATCATCGAAAGCACGTTTAAGCTTATCTTCACTAGGCAATTGTACGGGCTGAATACCGGCGTCCTTCATAGCCTTCGTTGGGTTCAAAAGTTGATCCCCTGAAAGGATGGTTTTGGAAACGTCGTACTTGTTCATGGTTGGCTTGTAGCTAATGAACTGGCTGTACGCGATGGATGGTTTAGTGTTGTCGTACTGGTTATCCGGCGTACCCAGCAGCAGCGCAGAATATGCGGTTGCTGCGCTGCTCGGCGCAATCGCGGATGCTACCTGTCGCATCGCTGGCGCCGGTAGGGTTTCACCCATGCTCTGCAGCAGCTTAATGGTTTGGTCAACATTCTGTGTGCCTCGCACCTGCTGCGCCAGAGTCGCCGCCTCTTCACTATTGAGGATTGGGGCGTTGATCCCTAACGCTCGCAGGCTTTCCTGCCTGGAGAATCGGTTAGCCATCTCAGCAGTTATGTCACCCGGATTATTGCTGGCTATAGGCTTATAAGCCCCTATCTCCACCGCAGCTTTAAACGGATTGTTCTGGCGCTGAGTGATTACTTTAGTGGCCGCTACCGACACCTGGTCGAACAGAGTTGCACGCGATGCGTACCCCTCGCCAGTTTTCTCCGTGCCGGGGCGCAACTGCTCAACGTATGCGGTGATGCTGCTGGTCGGCATGGTGCGGAAAGACCCAATATATTGCCCGGCAATTTGGGTATTACGGAATTCCGTGTACCGAAGATTACCCTCACGAAATCCATAAGCATTTAAAAAATCTGTTTGAGATGGAGGTGAAGGAAACTCAACGCCACGCATATACGCAGCAGTTGCGTCACGTACACGACCATCAAGCATAGAGCGATACTCAGATTGCTGTTGTTTTACTAATGCGTCTGTTTGCCGAAGGACGCTGGCCTGATCAGATTCATTGAGGGCATCAAACCATGCAGTACCTGTATAACGCTTTGTACTGGTTGGCAATGATGAAATACCAAGAGCCGCATTAACGCCAGTAGATATTTGCTCTGAACTATATGGCTGCCCTCCATTCTCGTGATGGATAATTGCAGCACAAAGTGCTTTTAACGTATTGGGGTTAGATGCGTCGATTTGCTGATCTGGTTTAACCCCAAGTTGTTTACAGACAGCGGAAATATATGCCGCAGTATCATTGTTATCTGATGCCGGAGCCCAGCGGTTAATAATTTCTTTTATCGTATCAACCCCCTGATTTTGGTAAGAAAGCAAATTCTTACCAAGAGCCCTGATACCGTGCTCTGGTGTTTCAAATTTTGCAAATCGGCCATCACTACCAACTTGTCCAACCCAGGGATTTTGATTACTGGCTTCAATATTACCTGGATTATTATTCCGCAACCCTCTGGAAGAGTCTTCTCCACTAAAAGGAACGCGAATAGCTCCATTTGCAATATCGCTCAGCTCAGCATTTTGCTGCCTAACCTGCATATAATTGGCGCCAACAGCATTCTCGGCAGTTGCTTTCGCGGATTTCTCCTTGAACTCAATTTTCTTGGCCTGAATCTGCTCCGGGCTCCAGCCATGAGCGGCACCATAATCTTCTATCTGCTGAAAAGTCTGTTTATTCGTAGAAATATATGCAGCATTATCATTGTACAGAGAGGAAGCCGTTTTAGCGTTAGAGACGAGAATTCCCTGGAATTGCCCTTCTTCAAATTGTTGCCGTTGTGAGAACTCATGCCTTTCCAGTTGTGTGGCAAACTGTGTTCTCTGTTGCTGCGCATTTAACAGAAAAGTATTACGTGAACGCTCACTATTTATTCCAGCAGCAATGGTGTTTATTTGGTCATCGAATTGCTGAATATATTGCGGGGCTTTGCCTATGGCATTTTTGCCCTGGAGCGTCATAAAATCTGTCTTTAATTGATTATCAACGTAATCAAGACGAAGGGTTCCTTCTTGTGCCATAGCCACATCAGCCTGCTGTTTTGCTTCGATAAGCGCCCCAGCATATTGTGGTGCTACCTGTGCAAAAACATCGCCGATGTTCGGTTGAGCAAATACCTGCAATGCCGGGGCGGAGACACCACGACTTTCAACCTGCCGACCTGTCACTGTTGGTACTGTTGGCATAGCCGATGCTCCTTAATGCTTTTTATTTGGTTGTGACATGTCACGCCGACGAGGGGTTAAAGTGGAGAGAACATCTAAATAGCTATCCGGATATCCTGGATAAAATGATTTCAAAAACGCACTTGCAGTGCTGTAACGTAGCATCAATTCAAAGATTAATAATCTCGCCTCAATCGGCAATTGATCAGCCAGTTTTTGAAGTTCTTGGTTTAATTCAACCTCGGTCATATTCTCTTTCATAGTTACCCTTTCTTACCTCGAAAAAACACATATCAATATGAATAAAAATGATATTTATGATTTTTCATGGTGTGGTGGTTATTCAACTTATTACCCCATATGTTGCTGTAGCGCTTTATCCACCAACCCTCTGGCGATTTCATGGATAGTTGGCGCAACACCGATACCTGATTGCTGACGCTGATGCTCCTGAATTTTTCGGATTGCCTGAATCTGTGTCTCACTGAGTAGCACTGGTTTGACGGACTGCTTCGACATGACCACCTCCTGAATATTTATATAATCATTATAATTTCACAAAGTGAAATGATCACCACATACATTGCAATTATTGAAACAATAAATTCGATCGTTATCAGAAGGGAAATTGATTATCTAGTGACGAAAAAAGGGAAGGGATACGTGACATATCCCACGCATAAATATGATGCCATGCTTATAATATTGGCAAACTTAAATCAGAGGTTTTATGTAATGACGAGCTACCGCAGGCCACAAAATACCAATAGCGCAAGAGCTGAAATATGGAGGCGTATCGAGGAAGATGGTGCTTCACTACTCCAACTTCTCGCTGATCCACCGAAAAAGAATAACGGCACGTTAACCTCAGAAGGAAATATCCGCACTGAATATCAGCAGTGTCAAAGCTGGAAACGTGCTAACTCTACATTTAAGCGGTAATACTGAAATCGCCCATAAACGTCATGCCTTGAGAGGCTTATCTATATGTAACTTATCTATTGCTGCAAATTTATTCTCTCTCAAAAATCATCGCCATATGGCGGAATTTGGTCATAACCTTCATATCCAGTAGCGGGTGATTGCTGTTCTTGGGCTCTTCGCAGGGCATCTGTTGCCTGTCCCTGCTGACCCTTCTTCCCACCCGGGCGCGCCGTCCTGGCGCTGATCACGCTGTCGGCTATCACCTGATACCCGGTCTGGGTACTACCATCATTGCCAGCCCACTGGTTGATCTGCATTGTGCCCGCAACACTCACAAGATCGCCTTTCTGGTGCTTAGCCAACGCATCTGCTTGCTTTCCAAAGGCAATAACACCCAGCCAGAAAGTAGCCTCTCCGGCTTCTGCCGTATTGCAGGGCAGCGATACCGCTAGTCGGGCCATTGCCATGCTAGTGCCGCTGTTTGTCGTTCTGGTCTTCGGGTCGGACAGCAGCCGCCCGTATGCTGAAATTTGTGCTGTCATAGTCTTTTACCTACCTATGATGATGAATTCCGGGATTTGTGTTGGTTCAAAAAGGGCATTTGTTGGTTCAGTGTTGGTTCAATTTTTAGACGCCATACTTTAAATAACAGTCACATATAAACAATGAACCAACTGAACCAACTGAACTAACACTCACACTATGCACATGAGAGCTTTATTCACTCTGGCTGTTCTTCCTCCGGCTGGTAACTGAGCACATAAACGTTAATCTGTCGGCCCTCAATGCGGGGGGATTTACGCTGATACCCACGCCCGCTTTTCGGTGGTGTCAGCATGCCTGCGTTTTTCAGCACTTCGGCAAACTGCTTTGCGTTGAACCCTGCGGCTATCTCTTTTTCAAACGTTGCCGGGAAGGTATAGAAAATCATTGGGCTTTCGTCGTGGCCCCCCCGCTGACGATATCCGGCAAGATCACGTATTGGCAAATCTGCTGGGCTGTACGGAAACGGCGCAAAACGGCTCAGTCCATGCGCATTAAGAAAGGCCTCGGTCTGTTCAACAATCTGCTGGTGCTCTTTGTTTCCGGTACCGAACTCGCGCAGCCAAGCGTTATAGCTGTGCTGTATCGCATCCCGGCATGTCTGCGCATCCCACCCGGTGACAACCGCACACAGCAGTAACGCCGCCTCCAGAATGGCAAAGCGGGCGGCCACGCGGTGAACCTGTTCACCGTAGTCAGCAGGAATAAGACTGCGCCAGCGGGCTTCACACTCACGCACGGTATCAATGGCCTGCTGCTGGTGGTCGGCCAGCCATTTAATCCACTCCCGCCCGGCTGCGCCGAAGTTGTGCTGATAAGCGTCTTTCAGTGCGTCGGCGTGTTGTTTGCCGTTTTGGTGGCCATGGAAGCGTACTGCTTTACTCAGCGGGATATTCAGCAGGCGCACCAGTTGTCCGGCTTTGGTCTTGCGTCCGGCGGTGGCTATAAAGGTTTCTAAGTCCATCTCCCCGGTGCTGATTGCCACTGTGCGCCAGCGTTTCAAATCCCGGTTTCCGCCTTCTTTCGCGCCCTGGAGTTTTCCCACACCGTTAAACAGCGCATAGGCAGACTGCGACACACTTACCGGGTCTGCCCCCTGTCCGACTTCATCCAGCGGCATCAGCCCGTCATTGTGGGCGGCAGCTTCGTTTGCCAGCCCCAGCGCTGTGCCGTACCAGGTTAAACGCAGTAAATCAGGGTCACCGTAAAGACTGCTGGCAACATTTGCCGTGGTGGTCTTGCCGGCGCTCGACTGCTCATAGAAATGGATACCGAACCCGTCAGCGCCCACCAGCCCGATTAGAGGTGCCGCCAGCGCCGCGCCGACGCCTGTCATCATAGAGTAATTACCTTCCGCCAGGCGGCCCACACTGTCACGCCAGCTCTGTGCCGTACCTTTGACGACATAACCGGCAGCGGCAGAACTGCGACCACTGAATAAAACCGGATGTGAAGGTGAGCCGATGATTTCCCCATCCGGCATGATGTATGCCCCACACTGCCAGCCCGTAGCATGAACTACGCGCCACAATTCACGCGAGCCACTACGCTGTAGCCAGTCGGCCAGAATCGCCCGTAAGCTGCTTTTGGTGGTCACGTTAACCCCACCCGATTTAAGGGTGCGCCAGCCTTCGCGCTCCCCGATATCAGCCAGGGGGATAGCCGCTGTAGTTGGTATGCCTGCGCCAAAGGCCAGCCAGCGTAATATCAGGTACTGATCCTTATCGTCCCGCCCGGTGCCGATAACGTCCATCGGTGAGGCCAGCCAGCTTTCATTGTTGATGACCTCGCCGCTTTCCTTGTCCACCTTCGGCACAATCCAGTAAACACCATCGCTACGGCTTTCAATGTGAGGTCTTAACGGATCTTTCTCTGGCAGGTCTGTTTTTCCACCCTTGATGGCCTGTAGTTGCGGTATCACGTATTCCCCCTGCGGCTGGTATATCGAATCGTTAAAGGCGGCGGTGGACTTCGCCAGTCCGTACTGCTGGTGGTAATCATTCCAATCGGCCTTGAGGTCACCAGGCGGTAGCGCCACCTGACCGGACACAAGTTCCGCAGCCTGTTCCGCGCTGACGCGCCCGATGTTCACCATTGGTTTGCCGTGCTCATCCAGTTCACCTAGCGCGTGCCAGTCGTTATCCGCGGCAATGATGATCTGTGCCTGAGGGTACTGCTGGCGCATCTGTCTTGCGACGGGTAGCAGGTTACCCGCGTCTATGGCACACACTGCCAGCGCGTCAGGGCGCATCAGGTGAACGGACAGGGTCGTTGCAAGTCCTTCGGCAATGATCACCTCCTGCGGTTGTTCTGTTGCGTTGATGGCGTGAAATGCTCCGCGCTTGGCTGAATCCACCACAAGCCGTTTTTCCCCGTCCGGGGTGATGGTTTGTGCGGCAGTTATCCCCCCGGCTTTATCCACCAGCGGGAGCAAGATCGCGCCGTCACTTAGAAGCGGATACGTGAAGCCGTTCAACCCCTTTGATTTCAGATATTCAGATTCGCCCTGAGTGACGTTTTGGCGCATCGCGTCATAACGACGGGCAAAGGCTAGGCGGCGGCACTCTGCTTCCTGTTTTGCCTGCTGCTGGCGTTCCTGCTCACGCTGCTGTCGTTCTGCCTCCAGCAGATTGCGGCGCTCCGTGGCTGCGCCCTCATCGGTTTCCGTTGCCCGGTAATCAATACCCAGAACATCAGCCACCATCCGTGCTGCCTCTGTGGTGTCACAGTGATTCACCTTTTTAATCAGGTCTAAGCCATCGCCAGCGCCACACTGGTTACAGATATGAGCACCACGCCCGTAATCGTCGAACCGGAAGCGATCTTTACCTCCACACGCCGGACACGATACTTGGGCGCGCGGTGAAACAGGAACATCGATATTCAGCAAAGAAAGTACGTCTTGCCATCGCCCTGCGGCGGCATCAACAACCATTCGGATCATGTCGATATTTTTCATCAGCAATCACCATCTTCAAGACGTTCATTATGCTCAAGCTTTTTCAATAACTGAGAGCCAATAAGTTCTGCCGCATCGATGAGATAACTTTTGGTGTGAGGATCGTCTACCTGATTGGCTGTTCGAAGAATTGCCAAAACGCATTCGGTTTCGTGCGTCATTTCATCGAATAGATATGGTTTGCCCATATTCATAGTGCTTTCATTATGCATGGCACACCACCGGGATACGGATGCGACCAGCAAAGAAACAGATATGATCCCTCGTCAGAGAACGACGTGCCTCATACTCAGATACAGCTGCAATATGATGAATAACAGCTTTGACTATCGGACAATCACGACGTACAGCTGCGATAAGCAAAATGAATTGCGGATTTTGGGTAGGGGTAGTAGCCAGCATAGCGGCAGCCTCCATACAGTGGTTTGCATAACCACCACCGGAAACGCCAATTTCGCTGGTGGTGGACTGAGCAGGGTTGGCGTAACCGGACTGTATGGACTCCGGCGCGGATTGCTCCGCCCCCACCCAGCCCACCATTACTTTGCGAGCGACACGAATCATACTCGCATCACTGAAAAAAGGGTGAGTTAGATTAACGACACAAAAAAAGACGCTAGGCGCGTCATATGTCGCCATACAGTCATTCAGGACGCCAATCCCGGCACCAGATTTTGCTGGTGCGCTATAACCATAGACTGAGAAGTGAGTAGGCAGCAACTTATTTTTTAAAGGCTCGGAAAATTCAGCTTCTGACGCAAGCGTATCGGCCCGCAAACAATTCCCGTTATCACGACGAGAAAACGAGGAACTGGCATTAGCTGGCACTGTTATGCCAACTTTACCCTCACACGTATGCGCGATCCCGCGTAAGGCGTACATCAGGCCAGCCAGGGGAAAGGTATTATTCTGGACGGAGGTATTAAGCATGATTAGCACCCAGATGTTTAGCTAAAAAGCGCTGAGAAAGGCGCACTAGCTCGGCTTTACGCTGGTCATATCCCATACCCATATCAATCAGCGTAATGTTGGTACTCTCCAGATAGGTGAGATGCTCCAGTTGCCCGGCGTTCATGCTGTCCCGTGGTTCGCCAGTAATGCCATTTGCCTGCGCCCACTGCTTTGCTGTCATGCCACCCAGCACAATGCGGGCGATCATGTTGCTTTCGTTGGAATAGTGACGGGGTAAAGTCTGTTTACCCTGTTCAGCGCGGGCAACTTCCAGAGCGACACACATCGATTTAAACAGGTTGGCAGCATCGATACGGGCTTTGAGCTGGCGGCGATACTGAGCGGCAATCTCCGGCGCACTGCGGCTTAACGCCTCCTCGCACTGGATAAAGTAACGGCGAACAGCGCGACCCTGTTCGTTGCGCTCAACCATCGCCACTTCCTTCGCCATATCCAGCGATAGCAGGTAATCATGCTCAACCTGCTGGCGAGTTTTTGTGCTCGCCCGTTTTGGCGTGCTCAAATTTTCCACACGGATAAAGTCTATTCCTGCAACAAACCCATACTGTTCAATACGACCCTTGATCCAGTTCGTGAAATCACGGCCAACACCCAGCACTTTATGCAATGCCCTGGCGCTCGCGATATTGGTTTCACGCCCGCCAATTTGACCGGAAATAACGGGGACAATAGCGGCAAAGTCATTATTGCTATGCTCGCTCAGACTGACACTTGGTTGTGGGGCGGCCTCCGAATTGAATCGGCTTTTTTCGATAGTCATGTTTTCGGCTCCGTTATGCGGCGTTAAACGCGTCCGGGTAGAGGTTCAGAATGTCGGTAATATCCTGCTGAGATAACCCGTGATGTTCATTAATGGTGGCGTTATGGTTCACAAGCTGGATCACCTTGAGAACGTCGCCACGGCAGGAAAATCTGTAGCGCAGGTGTGCGCCGATACCATCCGGGTTTTTCTCGTCGATACGCTCCAGTTGAATATCAAGCTGGCGCTCCAGCTCCGAGCAATAATTACGGCCAGACGAAAGATGGCAGTAACGGAGAATATCGTTTTCCGTCCATCCCTCCACGCCGGTACGCAGCATATAGACGCGGGCGCGGTGCTTCTTCGGGGTGCGGCGTGTCGCTTGTGTGTGGGGCGCTGGTGGCGTAACATCGGATCCGCGAATATCTGAGTTAGCCGCCTGCTGTCCGGGGCGGTTTTTCTTTTCCATTACGCCACCTCGCCGCGAGACTCAGCAATACGCTGATTAATCCACTCGTCAATTTCACTTTCAATAAAAGCGATAGAGCGGGAACCAATTTTAATTGCTGCGGGGAAACGTTTCTCGCTCATAAGGCGGTATAACCAGGCCTTACTATAGCCAGTACGCTTTTGCACCTCGGCAAATCTAATTAATGACTGAGACATATTTACCTCGTAACGTCCATTGCGGTTTACGAGATAGTTACACTAAAGACCATCGTAATATAGGTAGGCATGATTTTGTTGTGTACCCACCCTTACCGATGAATCAAATATATTGGCGGGTACTAATAATAGGTAGGTAAAACACGCTTATGATGACCAATGCCACGAAAAATCATGTAGGGCACCCACCATTACTCATGAATGGTAGGCACACACTATTCTTTTGATTTTTTTAGCCTTCTTCCTATACCTTGCAGACAGGATGGGCGTAAAACAAGGTTCACCGCCTCCGCCATATTTTTACCTGCCCCCCGTTCCGTCAAGTAATCAATTACTTCTTTTTTAGTTGGAGCTGTCTGGGGGTCTTCTTCATCATAAGTTGACCAAAGTTCCTTTATAGCGTCCTGAACGAATTCCAAACCTTCACTTTGATGTTCATATTTGGGAAGTAACAGAATGCCACCATCATTTTTCTCTGGAACAATATTAATAACATTTTGATCGGAGATAGTTTCACAACTAAAAGAAATTATTTTATCTGGGGATGGCTTACGTACAAAATCAACGCGCTCATTTTCAACCCACATAAATAGTGAATCACGAGTAATTATTGTTTTATCTTTTGATATGTCATTTTTACGATCAGTTGGCTTAATTTCATAAAATTCTTCACAGCCATTCCATTCATCACCGATCCATCTAACCGAAAGACATTGAACTGGAGTTAACACCCCACGACGGATAGCACTTATGATCCCTTCGGATATTCCCCAAGCCATTTTCCAACGTTCATGACGAGTACTTCTAACTCCCTCAAGACCATTTGCATAATCATAGGGATCAATTCCCGCAAGCAATAACGCAGCCTGGGTAATACTAAACTCCTGTACTGTTTTCCAATGAGATAGATCAGGAAGGTTTTCAACAACAGGCATATGCTACCTCGCACCCTCTAATTTTGGCGGCTATGCTTCCCCCGCAGAGGTATACGGGTTTTCGGTGATCAGCCTAGACATAGCCTATTCTTTGTTCGTCTACAGAAGTCTACCCCGGTATAGAATAACTGTCTAATCGTCCAGTCATGAGGATTTACCAAAACGCCCGTGAACCACGTTTTCACGGTGTTCTAGCGCATCCATATAATCGGCATACCACTGGAGCATTTCCCGGCGGCCATCCAGATACTGAGCATGGTTGTACGTACCGCGAATAGAGTTTTTATCGACGTGGGCGAGCTGCGTTTCAATCCAGGCGGTGTTATAGCCTTGTTCGTGGAGAATGGTACTCATGGTGTGGCGGAAACCGTGGCCTGTTACCTTGCCGGTATATCCAATCCGCTTAAACACTTGGTTAATGCTGGCCTCACTCATAGTCTTTCGTGGATCGTTACGCCCCGGAAACATAAGAGGATATTTACCAGTGATTGCATGAATGCGCGCAATGATGGATAGCGCCTGCTGGGATAAAGGGACGATATGTGGACGGCGCATCTTCATGCGTTCAGCAGGGATTTCCCACATCGCAGTATCAGCATCGATTTCCTGCCACATAGCCCCACGCAGTTCGCCAGTTCTTAAGCCGGTAATGATGAGCAAACGCGCAGCCAATACCACCAGCTCACTACCTGAGTAGCGTGATAGCGCTTCAAAAAATGCGGGAAGATCTGGCGCATTCAGGAAAGGATAATGGTTGGATTCATGCCCCTGCATGGCGCTAGTGAGATCTGGAGCGGGGTTATATTCAGCCCTGCCAGTAACGATTGCATAACGGAAAACCTCGCCGCAACGCTGCCGCACTTTTTTGGCTTTCTCTGTAGCCCCTCTCCCTTCCATTCGACGAAGCACATTCAGCAGTTCAAGCGGCTTAATCTCTGCAATTGGCTTTTTGCCAATGTAGGGGAACACGTCTTTTTTGAATGCTTCCATAATGTCGGAGGCATATCCGGGAGACCACTTCTTTAACTTACTCGAATGCCACTCTGTAGCGATGTCATGAAATGTGTTGTTTACCTGAGCTTCGCGAGTGGCTTTTTCTTCCCGCTTTGCTTCATTAGGATCGATACCCCCAGCGATACCCCTTTTTGCCTCATCACGTTTAGAACGCGCGACGGCCAGGGTAACGTCTGGATATACACCTAAAGCGAGCAGCTTCTCTTTCCCGGCCACCCGATACTTGAGTCTCCAGTATTTTGCACCATTGGGATTAACGAGAAGGTAAAGTCCGCCACCGTCAGCAAGTTTATAGGGTTTATCCTTGGGCTTGGCAGTATCTACCTGGCGGGCGTTAAGCTTCAT